TCCAATGCATCCCAATGTGAGAAATCCTGACGGCTGCAACGGAATCCTCGTCCGACCCGTCGGGCGGGGTTGTTCAAAGATGATTCCATCTCATGGAAGGCTGATATATTAAATGGACTTTTATCAAGAGTGGATGTATACGGTGGAACAATCGAGACCTGGGAAAAAACTTTTGATAAGTTTTTACAAAAAGTGAGAGATGGTTCCATTGACTTTCAGAATCTTACAAAAGACGAGGAAGCACTTTGGCAAGTCATGCGAGAAATGAATCCTCAATTTGGAACAATGGAAGAAGACATGGAATCATTAAATGGAACTGTCGAGACATCTGGAGAGACTGTAGATAAATTGCAAGTGGCTATGGGACGCTATAGAGATAATACTTCATCTGCAACAACCAATACAGAAAGCTTAATTCAAAAGCTTAAAGGGATTAAGTTGACTGGAGTTTGGAAATCACTTGCAGATGAGCTAAGAGATACACTGGATAGCGTAACTGAATCTTTAAAATCTGATAAATTAACACTAGGAATCAGCAATACCTTAACCGACATGTTCGATAAGGAATTTAAAGTAAATTTAAAGGCAGGATCGCTTGATACCAGTGAGCTTACCCAAAAAGACAAGACAATCCAAGGTGCATCAGCAAATGTTGTGAGTGCTAAAAACGCGCTTCCAGACTATGCAAAAAAACTTGATTTGGTAGCAAATTTGACAAGCAAACAAGATTCAATTGCCGATAGAGTGATCAGTGGACTGACAGGTTGGATGACAGATTTCCAAAATAGAGTTCCAGAGAACAATCGTTGGTTTAGCGGACTGACAGGTTGGATGACAGATTTCCAAAATAGAGTTCCAGAGAACAATCGTTGGTTTAGTGGACTGACAGGTTGGATGACAGATTTCCAAAATAGAGTTCCAGAGAACAACCGTTGGTTTAGCGGATTAACAGGCTGGATGACAGATTTCCAGAACAGAGTTCCAGAGAACAACCGTTGGTTTAGCGGATTAACAGGTTGGGTAACGTCATTGGGAGACTCAATTCCAATATCCGGAAAATGGTTCAGTGGAATCCTGGGATATGTAACAGCATTAGGAGATTCAATCCCTACATCCGGAAAATGGTTCAGTGGAATTTTAGGATATGTTAATCAGGTTCAGAAACAATCTGGAGTATCGCTAATTCTTTCAGGGATAACAGCATTTATTTCAAGCATAGTTTCAGGTACTAAAAAATCCACAGGCGGAGCCTTTTATGGTGGAAGATGGCATGATATACCACAGTTTAGCAGCGGAGGAGTTATTACAAAAGACTTCATGTCAAGCTTTAGCGCCATCCCACGATATGCAGGTGGTACTGTAAATGCAGGCTCAATGTTTATTGCAGGAGAAGCCGGACCAGAGCTTGTTGGACATGTAGGTGGCAGGACAGAGGTCTTAAACCAGTCACAACTTGCAAGTGTAATGCAGAGCGCCGTAGCGAGTGGAATGGAAGCAGTTATGGCACGTTACGGTGGAAATGGTGGAGGAAATGGAAATGTGACAGTTAATGTTGTTCTTCAGGGCGATGCAAAGAAGATCTTTGAGGTTGTCAAAAAGGAAAACAACAGCAGAGTCATACAGACTGGCAAGGCGCAACTTTTAACGTAAAGGAGGGAAACAATGCAATGGATGGTCCAGTAAAAACTGTAATCATAAGTGGATTGGAGCTGAAAGCTAAAGATCTGACGATAGCAGATAACATCATCTGGAGCCGCAATACGGGGCGAGTTGCGTCTGGCGATATGGAAGGTGACATCAAAGCAAAGAAAATTAAGTTAAATCTTACGCTGGCGCCTTTGGATGATGAAGAAGCAGCAGCTTTTGCTGCTGCAATAGAACCACCATTTTTTCCGATCACTTTCCGAAATCCGAAGTCTGGGAAAACAGAAACGCGCAAATTTTATGTTGGAACGCCAACATATCCGGTGTATTCATACGCCGATATACTGCCCAGATATGTTGGTGTTGCTGCAAATTTTATTGAAAAATGAGGTGTCAAAATGAAGATGTCAAATAGAACACTGGTAAAGACAATCAATGGACTTTTATCGTTTAAAAACAACGGTGTAAGGAAGCCAATTAAGGCAATTTACGCAATCAACCGTAATATTGAAATGCTTGATAAAGCTGCGATTCCTTTTCAGGAATCAAGAAATGAATTGATTGAAAAGTACTGCGATAAAAAGAAAAATGGTGACATTGTGCCTAAAAAGGGAATGGAGCAAAACCTAGAATCAGAGTTGGGTGAATTACTGGATGGAATTGAAGTTGATGTAGATGTTTACAAAATTCCAATTAGCTTGATCGAGAATATAGAAGCATCAGAGCTTGAATTTGAAGCAATTAGCATGATGCTAGAGGAAAGTGAGGCGGAAAAAGCATGACATATGATTACACAGTGAAACAAGATGGACAATTTTATAAGCCTGGTCAAGAAGTGCCAGATATGGGTACATTGGTATGTACGTCTGCGCAAGGCAATATACGTAGTTATGAGGGACTTGCAAAAGATGTAGGCAAGCTTCCTACGTATGTTGCGACAGGCAGCTCTTTTCTGGCAAGTGATACTGGCGATTACTATAAATTTGAAGAGTCAACGGCAACTTGGAACAAGATTTAAGGAGTAAATATGAAACCAGAAGACGTCATTGGTATTTTAAATCGTAAGGTTCAGAACGCAACTGTAACGGAAGATCAAATTGATGCAGCTGTTGAAAAGTATCATAAGACTCATCCGTTGGAAACTGACAAAACACTCACTGTTCCTGGTGCTTTTGCAGATGCAAAGGCGGTTGGAGATGGATTGAGCAAAAAAGTAGCAGGAAAAGGAATAACTTTGTACTATGACACAGAAAAACAGTGCGCAGCCATTAAATTTGATGAACAAGGCTAGGTGATCATTATGGGATTATGGACGGAATATAAGAAAAAAACGGCTGTAAAATCCACAGATACCTTCCTTGTGTATGACAGCGCAGAAGGCGTAATGCAGGTTGATGGATCAAATGTAAAAGAATCCTTTAGAGATGCTACAGATACCACATTGTCACAAGCAGACACGCCAGCCGATGCAAAAGCAGTTGGGGATAGATTCGCAAAGGTTGAAAAGAAGAATGTAGAACAGGACACAGCGTTAAAAACAAAGGCCGATGGTACTGGCATAGAATTTTTCTTCGACTCAGCCAAAGGATGTTTGGCTGCAAGGATAACAAAGTAGAGGAGGAAGGTGTATGGCTGACAAAATAATATATCTTGCAAATCGGGAAGATGTGGAAAAATTAAAGGCTACATCAAAAACTCAAGAGACTAATATAGCGGATTTAACAAAGGAACTTGCAAAGAAAGCAAATGGTCAGGGAATCACTTTGAGTATAAATGAAAGTGGTGGACTGAGAGTAATGTATGACGATGGAAAGTGAGGATAAAAAATGGCAGCAGTGGCAGTAGATGTGGCAATGGAGTCAACATCACAAGAGATTTTAAATCTTTTAAAAACAGTAAAAACACTAGTAACAGATGTTTCGAAGTTTGACTGGAAGAATTTCTGGGAACAAACAGCAACAGACGAGGTATTTTCAACAAAATTTTATTATTACGAAACCAGCACCAGTCCAAGCGGTGAAAAGATGAATGCATCAGTTGGGTTAACAGCTGTGCCTTCAACGGAAACTGTAAAGGGGCAGGATGATTTTGCAAATCATAGTGCTTTTCAGACAATTGATTGTAATTTTGTAATTGACGAGCAGGAGAATAAGACCCCAGTAGCAATTAAAGGCGGTAATGGATATTCTGACATTGGAAAAGTAGATGTTGGAGTTATGGTTCCTTTAACTTATTGGGGCATTCAGAAATTTGACACATATTACATTGTGCATTTTGCAACGAAGCCACATCCTGAATTAGAGTGCACAACAGTTACACCATGGTGCAGCAAAGAACTCGGTTATGGTATTTTGACAAAATACTATGCAGGACAAATTGATGGAATTTTATATTCATCATCTGGAAATGCAATTTATAACTTTGCTTCAGCCCAGTCTGGAAATACTGAGCTGCAGAAGAAAGGAACAGGATATCATGGCTCTGGATCAGAGCGAACGGCATATCTGCTGTGTATGCTATGGATGAAGTATGCAACAAAAAATAGTCAGAAAGTCTTTCAAGGATGCACTGGATTTAATATACAGACTAAAGTTGTACAAACTGGGGAAAATGTTAACTATGTTGTAATTCCAACAGCGCAGGCAAATAGCTTTTATGTTGGCACGACAGTATCCATCGGAGATGCAACTGGTCACACAGACAACCTGGATCGCGGACAGGCATACATGCGAAATATCGCAGATAAAGTCAAAATAACAGCTATCGAAGCAATATCTGGAACAGATAACAGTAGAGTATATGTTGGCAAGCAAAATATGACAATTACAGAAGATACATATATATCATCAATGCCATTGCATGCAGGGCAAACTGACAAAGTGCTTGGAGTGGATGGATATGTCAAGAACGATGGCAAACATGCATTCAAACTTGGCGGTATTGAAGATATGGTTGGTGCATATTATATCTCAATGAACGAGTTGTGGAACAAGACTACAGCAACAACAGCTGACTACTACGTTAGAGGAACTGCTGCATGGTCAAGCACTGCCACGAACTGGACAAAAATCGCAACTGTAGATCTTGAAACAACTGATGATTTTTGGATTGGCGACATTGATATAGACTTGTCTGCAGGTGTTATATGGTTCAAGAGCAAGGGTTCAGGAGATTCGGTCGGTGTTGGCGACAGACAATATAATGGTGGTGATGGAACAGGTTGGCGCGAAGCGCTAAGGCGCGGCTCTCTCGGGGGCTGGTCGAGTGCCGGATTCTCCTTCGCGAATCTCTGGATCGACGTGGCGGGTGCGGGCTGGTACTTCGCTCTCTGCGTTTAATTCCGAACCTTTTAGGGGTGAATTTTGCGTAAGCAAAAGAGGGGGCTGCCCCTCTAAATAGTATACAGAAATAATTTTAAAATAGGACTTGTCACACACGGGCGCGGCAATCTCAGGAACAGGTCGAATGCCGGATTCTCCTACGCGAATCTCAGGAACGACGTGACGAATGCGAACTGGAACTACGCTCTCTGCTTTTATATGTCTGACGGGACAAAATAGTACGTTGGTACTTAGTGTGGCATTTCGCGGATGTAATTCCGTTGTTGTGTAAGCAGCACTTAAATAGGCAACAAAAAGGGAATCGGAACGCCGACGGGCATTCCGATAACTTATGTGAAAGACATAGGTTGGGGCTAGTAGACATCCGAACGTCCCTCGGAATTTAAACGATATTTACAAAAAAAAGGATAAAAATACTTGAAACGTTGTTGCAAAAGAATAGATATAACTAACAGAATATTGGTTGAACGAGCAGTAAGAGATTGCATAAGCGGAAAGATGAACCGTGGGGACACTATAAGAATGTTCTCAGAGTACTCAAAGTTACCATGTGAAATCATAAAAAAGATCTGCAAAGAGCACTTCATGATGGAAGGATTGATCAATACTGTTATAGACGGTATACAACAAGAAATTATCGAAAAGAAATATATTGTAAAGCCAATTCGTTACAGATACCAAGTTGATAAGTGTAACGGAAAGGTTAGAAAGATAGGAATACAAGATGTAAAGCAACAGATATACGACTATATAGCTGTATATGCAATGGAAGAATTATTCCGAAAGAAAATAGGCTTTTACCAATGTGGGGCATTAAAGAACAAGGGATGCGAATTTGGCGCAAAAGCGATTAAGAAATGGGCAGACAACCATGATATAAGATGGGGATGGCAAGCAGATATCAGGCATTATTATGAAACCATACCTAAAGGTAAATTAAAAGAACTGCTAAGGCGAGATGTAGATAACGATGATGTTATACATCTCGTTTTCTTCTTAATTGATTCGTTTGAGGGTGGATTATCAATCGGTTCATACCTTAGCCAATATCTTGCGAATTACTACATGTCATATGCGTGTCATTATGTTAATGAGCAGGTATGCAAATTAAGAAAACATAGGAATGGAGCTGCTAATCGTGTCAATCTTGTATCTCATGCTTTGTTTCAAATGGACGATATACTAATCGTTTCGAAAAGCTTGAAGGATTTAAAAATGGCAGTAAAAAGATTTTCAAGTTATGTTTCAGATTTTTTAGGGCTAGAAATTAAGAAAACATCAAAATTCATTGATCTGAGTGTTACATACATTGATATTTTAGGAAGAAAAATATCAAGAAGAAGTCTTACTGTACGCTCATCAAATTTTTTGAGATTTAGAAGGACTGCAAAAAAGGTAAGAAAAAGAGTCCACCAAAAGAAAGAAGTGCCGCTGCCATTGGCTAAAAGCTATATCGGGCGTTATGGAGCTATTAAACATTCAAACACACAACGTTTTCAACAAAAGTATCATGTCTCGGAAGATATAAAGAGATGTAAAGAAATTGTATCCACTCATGAGAGGAGATTAAATAATTATGGAGAAGATGAGATTTACGCTGCCACAGTTAAGTGCAGCATTCTATCCGCTTGAAAAGGGAATGGATGTAGTCATTTGTACAGATGAGCAGAAGATTACGATTGATGGTCCAGAAAACGGCAGCGAGACGATGTATGAGTATGATGGCAATATATTCAGGACATTTAAGTTGTCACAAGAGGAGATTATTCAGGCCCCAGAGCAATATCTTGATTACGAAGGCGATACAGAGCCAAGCGAAGAAATGACAAGATACGCAACAGAAATGATAGATGCATATACCTTGCAACTGATCGAGGAAGGAGTACTGGCATGAGAAGTTTGGTAGAGAGTTTAAAAAGACTGTACAAAAGTGGAAAGGTGTCGGCAGAAAAGATTAAAGGGATGAAGATTCTCGCAGAAGAAGAAAAAAGATACATCCTCGGAGAATAAAAAATAAAGCAAATATCTAGCACGGAGTATACCGTGCTAGAGAAAGGAAATCGTCATGTATCAGGTATCAGAAGCATTAGATAAAGTTATATCAGGCAGCGGAAGAACGTTCTACGCAAGGCTAAACGGAATATCAGATGGAATCCAAGAGATAGTGCAAACAAATTTTTCAACTCCTGATAGCTATTTTTATCCAGTTCTTCGCAGAAAACCTCGTCCGACATAGTCGGGCGGGGATGAATGCGGC